GCCGGAGATGTTGTTTTCTGCTGGTATGTAACCCCAGGGGAAGAAGTCATGCTTAATTGCAGCAACACCTTTGACCCTGCCATTGGCGCCTATGTTACCACATCCACTACAAGTGGACAGGTAAAGGCTGCGGCATCCGGTACGCCCGGAACGTCGTTTCCGGATAATCCAGACTTCCAAGTTATTGCAAAAGTGGAAGAAGATGATGACAGCAATTCCCGGCTAATTTGCCGTCGGGTATAATCAAAATTTAATGCTTAAAATAAAAGAGGAACATTATGAATTCACAAAATGCTAATGTCGATCTTGTAGGAAAAGAAGGAGGCCAAGGACAATTGGCGTCTAAATTTTCTGGTGGGAATCGGTTAAATATAGGCGCCATGCGTCCTTTCGTAGGAGAGGATGGTAAAGTCTATATGACGTCTTATTCAGGCGGTCCAACAAACAAAAAGTCCAGTTACAAGACAATGCAAATCAATAAAAAAGGAACGCTACGGCGTGATGAATGGCGTCAGTTAGATGAGGCAGTTGTAAAAATTGCTGATAACCGTCTATCCGGCGTCCAGGACATCATTGACCGAGGACTAACGTACAATCTCGGCAATGCCATGGGCACCACTTCCTTGGAGTACCATAATGTCAGCGATGCGATGAAGGCTGAATTATCCATGGATGCTGTCACACGGACGGAAGGAGATAAAGTCGAGTTTGACTCCGTATTTCTGCCCATCCCAATTATCCACTCAGATTATGAAATTAATCAGCGGGTACTTGAAAACAGTCGCCGACTTGGCAATCCATTGGATACCATAAGTGCGGAACGGGCAACCCGTAAAATCATGGAGAAGCGTGAGAAAATGCTTTTCTCTGATACGGATTATAATTTTGGAGGTGGAACTATTTATAGCTTCCTGAATTTCCCCGATCGAATCCATGCGGCTGGTACCGGAGATCAAAATATTGGTAATATTACGAATTGGTCATTAGACGCGACCTCAGGTGCTGATATTATAAGTGACGTGCTTAATATGAAGCAGGCATCCATCACTAATAATTACTACGGTCCTTGGGTCCTATATATCCCTACTAACTTTGAAACGAAGTTGGATCAGGATTATTCTGACAGTAAGAACACGAATACGATCCGAGAACGTATTATGTCAATTAATAACATTGAGGATATTGTGGTTGTTGATACGTTGCCCGACAGCAATGTAGTGATGCCCCAAATGACAAGCGATGTTATTCGGATTGTTCAGGGACTTGCAATGCAAAATGTTCAGTGGGAAACGGAAGGAGGTTTTGTGAACAAATTCAAAACTATTTCCATCCAAGTTCCACAAGTGCGTGGTGATCAAGAAGGCCGAACAGGCATTGTTCACGCAACACCGTCGTAAACATAAATTAAATAGGCTCCTTAGGATCTACTGGGGACCTATATTTAGTTATTATGATTACTATAGTCCCTGAGGATGTTAAGGAAATAATGGATGTTAAGGTAGATGATGTGAATGTATCTGCCTTTATTCAGTATTCCACAGCTTTGACAGATCGTTATTTGACAAGTGCAAATCTGGAACCAAATTTAATGAAGGAAATTCAGAGATGGATGACTGCTCATTTAATAGCGTCCACAATTGATCGGCAAGCTATTATGGAAAAGGCTGGTCCAGCGGAGCAAGAATTCTCAGATATATTTGATGAAGGTTTTAAATCCACTACATATGGACAGATGGCAATTAGTCTTGATCCAACAGGCATTTTGTCTGACATAAGTGATGATGATCAGTCCATAGTAATTAAAGCCGTGAAAGAATGAGTTTACAATCATTTATTGAAAGGGTGACTAAACAAACTGCCGTGTATTGGAAGTTTGACGGTGCCGACGGTTTTGGAGGGGTTGGATATGCACCTCCTGAAGAAATTAGTTGTCGTTGGGACGATGATAAGGAAGTCGTCACCACCAGCAACGGTGTTGAGTTTGTGAGCATGGCTCAATTACTTGTCACTCGTGATTATGAGGAACGAGGCATGATTAAGTACGGAGACTTAAGTGGGATAGATATTAATGAAGATCCTACTCAAATTGATGGCACGTACGAAATTGAAGTAATTGAACGTCATCCAGAATTTGCTTCTGATACTTTTGACATATTTTTAATCTACTTATAATCTCTCATGGCTAAAAACTCATTTTCTTGGAAAGGAGAAAAAAAATTTTTAAACAATTTTAATGATGAGATATCGCAGTTACAGGATCGAACATTAGAAGGCTTGATTCGTGCGGTTATTGTGTTACAAAAAGCAGCGGAGCCAGGAACGCCTATTGATACTGGTAATATGAGGGCTTCATGGTTTACGGTAACCTATAAAAATGATGTTTCTAAACGTGTTTTTACAAAGTCTGGTAGTTTCCCTAAACCAAACCCCCAAATTACTGCACAGCATCAGGCAGTTAAACAAGCTGCACAAGGAGCGGCAGAATTAATAGGTAGTGATGAGACTCCTATTTTAGTATTTGGCTATACTGCCAATTATTCCGTTATTGTACATGAGATGGTTGATGCTAATTTTCAACGTAGTTCCGCGCACGCCCGTTGGCTTTATAAAGCATTACAAGTCAGTAAACAACAGATGCTGCGCAAAATTCAAAAATATTCAAAATTTAAATGATACTTCCTTCTATAAATATTAAGGATATTATTGAAAGTAATGCTAACTATGTATTTGCAGATGATCTTTTTATTGGGCGTGAACCAAGTAGCCCAAGTAATTCAATAACTATTTTTGACACCGCGAACCGAGGAAGGGTCTTGTATGCTGAGAAAGATGATCCATATGAATATGGAGGCGTACAAATAAGGGTCCGCAATAACCGATATGATATCGCAATGGAAATTGCCCGAGAGCTTGTAGACATTTTACATGGGCTTGGTAATATGACACAAGGCACCACCTATATTACTGCGATAAGGGCATTAGATAATCCATTTTTACTTGATTGGGATGAAAACAATCGAGCACGAATTATAACTAATTACAATATTCAGCAGACGTCCTAACTGGCGTGTGTTTAACTTAAAAAAAGAGGAACCATGGCTATTTCAGGCATTGGCACAACGTTTTCACGAGAAGATCCAGCGGCGAGTGGTACGTATATAAAATTGGCAAAAGTATATGGTATTTCAGGACCAAGTATGTCCCGTAATATCATTGAAACTACCACGTATGACGCGGACAGTGGATACATGAAAAAAATTGGAGGTCTTCGAGATCCCGGACAGCTCACATTTTCACTTAATTTCGCCTACGCTGAATACTTAATTCTGAAAGGTGATTTTGAGGCAGACCAAGCTGCAAAATACCAAGTGGTGCTTCCTGATGAAGACACCACCACATTGACGCTTACAGGTTTAGTCACTGAAATTCCAATAGATGTTCCGTTGGATGACAGAGTTACAGTTGATGTGACTATTGAAATCAGCGGAAAAATCGTAGATGACACCCCAACTGGGTCATAATCAGCATTATTGGTAAATAGTGCCCTAGAAGCTTAGAACCCGGTTCTGACGTTTACGTCTAACCGGTGTTCTTGCGGTCCAACATACCTAACTATACCCCTAAATAACAAAATAGCATACTATGGTTGAATACATTGAAATTTTTGACAGAAGGTATCCCATCCGACTTGGATACTATGTAATGAAAAAAGTAAAAGAAAAAACTGGCATGTCTTTCGCTCACGTGCTTAGTAAAGTTGATGAATCCCAAGAAATCGGTAATGCTGACATGAAAAGCATAGACACTGATGAGGGAAACATCGGCATTGAGATTCATGAGACCATTTTATGGGCCTCATTACAAATGGGAGCCTTTGCTGAAGACCAGAAATTGGATCTTGAGAAAGAACAAGTTCCTATGATCCTTGATCTTTGTTTTAGTGACTACCTGGACTTATTTAGTTCGGACAAGTTCTTCCCAGATCAGGAGGACATGGAAGTAGAAGCTGAAGACGGTGGAAAAAAGCCCAAGCGGACGAACAAAGCGAAGAAGTAGGTCTTAATGAACTTTGTGGAATAGCCATGAGCCGGCTGGGTGTAACTTCAAAAGAATTTTATCAGTTAACGCCAGTAGAATTGCATTGGGCATTAAAAGACCATGAAACAATGCACTTCACTCCAATGAAAAGGACGTGTGAAATGTTGCGTATGGTAGCGCAGATTACACATAACTCCACACAAGGCCTTGAAAAGAAGGACATGATAGACGATGTTCGTGATCTTGTGGAATTTCCTTGGGAAGAGGCTAAAAAGGTTAGAGTTCAAACGGTGCAGGAAATGAAGTCCTACATTTTAGGTCTTTCGCATTTAAAAGAAGTCGATGTTTCACAAGAAAATAAATCAGTAGAGGATAATTGACATGGCTGGAGGAAAAGATTTAGGAGCCTTAGTAGGCCGCATTGGCGCAGACATCTCCCAGTGGAAAAGAGCCCACAAAAAGATGCGG